TGGCGTTGTCCATTTTTGGGCTGAATAACGTTGTTGAACTGTTGCAACGGACGGGCCTTGTGAACCTGCCAGTCAAGGTGACGATGCAGGAACAGGTTGGCGGTCGGGAATAAAACAAACGCGGATCTGTTGATCCGCTCGTCATCGAAAACATTGGTAATTCACGCGGAATCAACTCCGCTGCTCATTGGGGGAAACATGCTGGCAAACCTGATCAACCAACACGCTCTGGCCGATGCACAGGCGGGGAAATGGGATGCTGTCGCTGAGATTCTGAACGCTCCAACTGTGAAGGTTCGCAATCCAAAATCATGGACGATGGCGGACCTTATTACGTTGCTCGGGGCAGAGTCGGCGGCAGTAGTCGGCGGCACGATTCAGGCTGCTGGTGCGACGAATCCGATATTCGCGGGTGCGTGGCTTGCTTTGAATATCACCGGGCTGCAACTGCACACGGACGATCGCCAGGCGATGATTGCAGGGCTTGCGGATGCTGCTGGATGGCCGAACGAACTGAAGGCAGCGGCATTGGCAGCGGGGCTCACCTACACGTCACTGGCTGGCTCGGTTGTCACCGCAGACGACTGCCAAAAGGCGTGGACAGTCTCCGAGACTCGTCGCACAGTCAATCTCCTGTCAGCAAAAGCCACTGCAGTAAACGCATGGTGTGACGCTCTGGATCTGACGACGAAAACTCCGGAGGAAGTGCAGTCGTACTGTGATTCTATGCTTGCCTCAAGCGATGGGAATCCGAACTGATGAGCGTGTACGCGGTCAACGGTAAAGAGCCTGCATTTGCGTGGATTCCGTCGCTGGATGACACCGGCAATGGCACGACTACGCTCAATGATTTGATCGGCTCGCGTGACGGTACACTCACAAACATGGACGCCGGCACCGACTGGGTGGCGGACACAGGTGCTGGTGGTGTCAGAGCACTTGATTTCGACGCGACGAACGACTTTGCAACACTCGGAACTGGGATCGTGCTTCCAAGTTCCGGAGGGCTTGGTATTTCGTGGTGGGAGAAGGTTTCGGCAACCGCTGGCCCATTCCATTCGAGGTTCCGTTTTTACACAGGCTCGCAGGCGTTTTTTGTGTTTCGCTCAACGATGGCATCGTACGCGACGCTGTCATTCTCGCGTGATGGAGTGGCGTCAAGCCTGCGGTGTGCAGGTGCGATGTCGTTGGCCAGTGCTTCAGGATCGTGGGTGCATTTTGTGATTGTCGGCACCGCTGGAGCTAACAGCACGACTCCTGCAGATTGGACGCTGTACGAAAACGGCGTGTCGAAAACGATCGACGCAGGCGGTGCGTTCTCAAGCCAAACGGCAAACGTCAACCAGATCGGATGGGACTCTCTCCTCAGCGGAGCTGGCTGTTTGCTGGATGATATTCGAGTCTTCCATCAATCGCTCGATTCCTCAGACTCCGGGTATCTGTACAACGCTGGCGTTGGTCGCGGTCGAGTGGCTGTTTCTGGTGAGTCTCGCAGGCGTCGTCAATCAGTGTCTGGAGGTGTTCTGTGAGTCACGCTTTGCGGGTAGGTGTCGCTGATCAGATTGGATATTTCCGGGCCTACAACACGGACGGCTCGGCTAAGACAGATCTCACGTCCTCTACGACCGGATTGGCTCTGTCAGTGTTTCGCGTCGGTGCGTCTGCAGTCTCGATCAGCAGTCTGTCAGCAAAAGCTGCAGACAATACCGCACATGCAGACGGGGCAATTCGAGCAGTCAGCGGAAACCTCTACACTGTGGACCTGCCGGACGCGGCTTGTGCTGATCAGGTGCCGTCGATCAGCGTGAAAGGCTCGTACACGGGCGGCGTGATCGAAGGGCCTGAACATCCGTTGGTCGGGTACAATCCGGCGAGTGTTGCGGTTGGGGCAAACACCACGACGCCCCCAACGGTTGGAGCGATTGCCGATCAGGTCTGGGATGAGGCTCGATCTGGACACGTCACGGCAGGCACGTTCGGCGAAAAAGTAAACGCGGAACTGGACTCCGCTGCTACTGCCGCACTGGTAGACTTGATCTGGGATGAGCCATTAACAGGTGCCACGCATAATGTCGCCACTTCAGCGGGTAAGCGACTTCGTCAAACAACTGCATTCCAACAAATCGACTCGACTGTCATTGATGCGTCTGCGACCACAACTACGTTCATCACTGGCCTCGATTCAGCGGTTGATGATTTTTTCAATGACTCGATGCTGGTGTTCACTGACGGGGCATTGGCCGGTCAGGTTCGGGCTATTTACGACTATATTGGAGCCACAAAGACGATTATCCTAGAGGAACCTCTGACATCGGCTCCGGTCAACGGAGTGGCGTTTACCATCGTGTCGCTGCATATCCATCCGGTGAGTCAGATTCAGAGTGGGTTGGCAACGAGTGCTGCATTGGCCGCAGCTAAAACTATTTTGGACAAGGTTGATACCGGACTGGTTGTAGACGGTGCTGTTTACCAGTTTACGGCGAATATGCTGGAGCTGGGGCCGAGCGGTGGAGGTGGATCAAGCGTTAATGTATTGCCAGCGACGGGGATCGTGGCAGACCGATCGGCCGGAGTGACATTGACACCAGTCGTCGGAGAAACGATTAGCCAGTCAATAACAATGTACCGCACCGATGGCACGACTGCAGTCAACGTGAGCGGAAAGACATTGGCCATCGTGTTCGAAACGCTGTCCGGCGTCGATGTGGCTACTGTTGCCAGTGGCAACATTACGATTAGCGGCGCGAGCAGCAACATTGTCACCTTTGCTTATCCATCAGCAGTTACTGCGTCAGAGCGTACATTGCGGTTTGCGATCAGGGATGCAGCAGCCCCATTGACCATGTACCTTCAGGGTGTGTGCAGTGTGGTGGCAGCACCAAAGGTGGATGCCTGATGTTAAGGCTGTGCCCATGTGGTGCTGTGCTGGAGGCAAGGCACAGAGAGTGCGAACGGTGCGGACGTGGCAAGCAAAGGGCATCAGTCAGCACCACAGAGGCGGGGTATGACGGAGCATGGAAGCGGTTGAGCGTGCGGTTTCGACAGGAGAATCCATTGTGTGAGGAATGCAAAAAGCGGGGCATCGCTACAGAGGCACAGGAGGTGCACCACGTCATTCCGATCGCAGAGGCTCCTTGGCTACGACTTGAATGGAACAATCTCATGGCGTTGTGCGTGGCGTGTCACAGGGCATTAGAGCAGGCTAGGCGTGACGGGCAGTGACAGGCCGGGGGGAGGTCGGAATGTGGGGGGCGGCCGGTCGTCGATATCCCTGTCCCGCGCGTGCATGTGTCCACAAAATTGGGGGTTTCAAGAAATGGCACGAGGACGAAAACCGCTGGCGGCAGAAATCAAGCTCGCAACAGGTGCGTTTCGCAAAAATCCGAAACGACAGAACAAGGCCGCACCAAAGGCCGATGGCCAGTCACCGCAAATGCCGGATTGGTTTGGCGATGTTGAAGCACAAAAATGGAACGAGCTATGTCTCGACCTAAAAACCAACGGCGTGTTGTCGTCGGATACTCGCGAGATCCTGATCGCGTACTGCACGGCTTACGCGAAGTGGATCGAGTCACGGCAGAAAGTGGAAGAGACCGGACTGGCAATTGAAGGCGTTGACAAAGAAGGCAACCTGACGATCGCAAAGAATGCCTATGTCGGAGAAATGCACAAGTTTCGCGAACAGCTTAACAAGCTGCTTCCAGAGCTAGGTTTAACACCGGCAAGCCGTCAGAAACTGACGAGCCTGAAACTAGAAGATAAAAAGGAAGATCCGTTCGCAAAGATCATGGCACGAATGGGGAGAGGATGAAACGTAAAAGCGACACGCACAAGGCCGTCGATAAGTACGTCAAAGACGTGCTGAGCGGTCGCATCGTGTCGTGTGTTTCGCATCGGGCAGCAGTGCAGCGATATGTTGATGATCTGGAACGACAAAACAGCCCGGAGTTTCCGTATTACTTTTCCCTCGATGTGGCTTCAGCTCATTGTGATTTTTTTCCGGAGGTGCTGAAACATTCAATTGGGAAAAGCTCAGGGATGCCATTCAATCTCGAACCGTGGCAACTGTTCGGCATCTGGAACATATTTGGCTGGAAGCGGTGCGAAGACAGAACGCGACGGTTCCGCCGGGTGTTCTGGACAATGGCCCGCAAAAACGGAAAGTCTACGCTCGGTTCAGGCATTGCGATCGATGGCGGCATGGCCGATGTGAATCCATTCACAGGCAGGCCAGAAGACGTTGCAGAAATCGTGTTGTGTGCGACGAAAAAAGAGCAGGCACAAAAGGTAATGTATGCCGAAATCGAGCGGATGAGGAGCCAGTCGGAACACGTCAAAGCTCTTTCGACGCCAATCAATAAGCAGATCACGTTTAGTCACAACAAGGGCTATATTCATTGCATCGGAAGCGACAAACCGTTTGACGGGCTGAATCCGCACATGGTGCTCATGGATGAAAAGCACGCATGGAGGGAGCATCACCGAAAGTTTTACGACACCATGATGACGGGATCTGGCAACCGTTCGCAGCCTTTAATTATCGACTTCACCACGGCCGGAGACGACACGAGCCAGCTCTGGCAGGAAGATTATGATTACGCAACAGGCGTTGTCCGGGGTGAGTTTGTTGACGAGTCATACTTTTCATACATCTTCGAGTTAGACGAGAATGACGACGCCTTGGATGAGTCGCTGTGGCCAAAGGCGAACCCAAATATTGGCGTTTCGATCGGGCTGGAATCCCTGAGAGAAGCGGCAGCAAAGGCGAAGACATCACCAGTTGAGTTGAATCGATTTACCCGCTACCACTGCAATCGCAAGGTGTCTGCCTACGAGCGGTTTATTCTGCCTGCTGACTGGGATGACATAGCAGACTCGCTTTCGTCTTGGCGACACGCAAACGCAATCACCGCTGGGATCGACCTTGGCGGCCGCGATGACTTGGCATCGTTTGGCGTGATTGCTCGATTCCCGGTGGATGAGGATGAGGAAGGCAAAACGATCTGGCGTTACGAGGGATTTACAAAGTCATTCATTGTCGATGAAACAAAACGAGATTTGAAGAAGCAGCCGTGGGCGGGATGGATTGCAACCGGCGAACTGACGGTCGTCCGATATGTTGTCGCGTCGCTCAGAGACGAGTTTCTTCGAGTGGCGGAAGAGATTGGTATCAGGGCGGTGGCCTATGACCCGTACAACGCTGCTCAGTTGGGTGACGAGCTATCTCAGGCCGGACTTGACGTTATTAAAATGCCTCAGAACTGCTTTCAGTTTCACGAGCCGATGCAGGAACTGACGGCAGCAATTAGAGAAAACAGGTTCACGCCGGACAAGACAGACAACATCCTTCGCTGGTGTGCTCTTAACATGATGACAACCAGCAACGCACAAGGTAAGATGATGCCAGATAAGCGAAATTCGAGCGAGAAAATAGACGCTGCTGTGGCTTTATTGATGGGCATTCGGTTGGCAATGCTGGCTCCATCGCGTCCGACAGGTTCTCTATTCATCGTTTGAAAGCCCAAATATGGAACTGTTTCGACGGTTTATTACACGAATTGGCTCTGGTTTGGGTGCTTTCTTCGGCACTTCGCCGGAGTTTGGCACATCGAAGCTAACTCCGCGCCGCGCCATTGAGTATGCCCCTGTCTGGTATGCGGTCAACAAGATCGCAGGGCACTTTTCGCAACTGCCTATTAACTGCCATCGCAGACTGGAACGCGGCAGCATCATTGAGCGATCGCACCCCGGCCACAAGATCGTCCACACGCGGCCGAACGATTACCAGACGGCTCCAGAGTGGAAAATGTTCGGAGCACCAAGCCTTCTGTTGTACGGCAACTGGCGATGTGTTGTTGAGCGCGAAGGCGGGCGGCCAGTTGCTCTTTGGCCACTGTTGCCAGACAGATCAAGTTCCGAATGGTACGAAGGCAAGCGATACCACGGCACCGTTTTGTGCCAGCACGAGCCGTTAGCTAAAAAGGTCGGTGTTACGTCCGACAGCCAGACAGTTTGGTTTCCCGACGAAGACGTGTTTTTCGTGCATGGATTGAGCTTTAACGGGCTTGCTGGCCTCAACGCAGCCGCAGTGATGAGCAACAGCCTGGACGCTGGATTGTCGGCAGAAGATCAGGTCAGAAATCTGGCCAAAAAAGGTTTCAGCGGATCGCTGATTCTCGAAGCCCCTGGCGGAATGTTTCGCAACGAAGAAGAAGCAAAGAAATTCCTGTCGATGTTTCGCGAGGCTCACGACGGTGCGGAAAACACCGGCAAGACTGCCATGCTCCGCGAAGGCATTAAGGCAAACATGGTGTCAATGAGCGGTAAGGATTCGCAGTGGATTGAGCAACGGCTGTTTCAGCGTCAAGAAGCTGCGATGTGGTTCTGCCTAGAAGAAATCCTTGGCGATGATTCGTCAGTGTCGTACAACAGCCTTGCAGAGAAGCACTTGGCGTACCTGACGAACTGCTTAAACCGCTGGTTAGTTCACATTGAGGCCGCTTGCAATCGATCGTTGCTGACGGAACGCCAGTTGACCAGCGAAACGCACTATTTCAAGTTCAACACAAACGCTCTGATGCGAATGGACCCGCTGAAACAGGCGGAATACCTGACAAAGCTGATCGCAGCAACGGTGATCAGCCCGAATGAAGCACGCGAAAAACTGGACATGAATCCCTATGACGGCGGGGATGAATATCAGAATCCAGCGATCACAGTGACAGCACCAGTGGAAGAGGATTCGCCGAGCGTTCCTGAAGACCCTGAGCCGGAGGACGATCCAGAAACGGAAGCAGTGCAGCGAATGGCCGTAATTTCACGATTGCGGCCGTTGCTGGCTATCGAGCAGCAGCGAGTGGCGGCAGCCGTCAAAACAAAAACGCCAATTCAGTCGGTTGAAAAGTTTTACGCTAAATGGCAGCACACGCTGGGCGATGTTTGCGAACAACTTGGAGGAACGCCATACGCAGCGGCAGAGCATTGCCGCATTTCACAGGATGCGTTGATCGAAGTCA